GTCCTTATATTATAGTATTTTAAATTTACATGCAGATATTATGTATGATTGAACAACCCTACAAGTGTTACAATATGATTACAAGTATCCTATAGTTGTTGAGCTGTTATTGGTTTGGGAGTTTTTATATGTATTCTGCTTTATTTTTATTTTATTTATTTTATTTTTTAGTTCATCATCTAATTATATCTTATATTTTTGATTAAAATACTCTTTTATATTACTTTATCTTTCTAGATTTTCTTCCCCCTGAATTCTTTAATATATTCTATTTCATTTTTCTTTAATATATCTTTTAATTTGCCAATCATAGGTAACATAAGGTATACCATCAGTGCTATAGCAAGTATTGCTAAAACAGTATAGAAAGCAATCTTGGCATAATCTCCAAATATGGCAAAGAATGGAGCAAATATTGAGGAAATCCCTTGTTCACTTACTTTACATAACCATGTCCCACATCTGTCATCTTTCTCCTTTACAAAATATGTTTGGTCACTGTTGCCGACTTCGATAGTTTCATGTGTCTGCACTATAGACAGTTGGATTTCTATTTTATTCCCGCAGAGATCTATCCATATTTTCTCTTCTGAGCATTTCGCTTTCATGCCATATTTCTGGATATTCGGGTCAATCTTTAAGTTGTTATGGTAGAAAGCACAGTTTGATGTCAAAACACAAACTGCTTCAGAAGTGGAATGTATATCAAACTCACAATCTACTCCTTTAATACATTTTAGGCAGCCAACACAGCTCCCCTTGAAGTCAAAAGAAGGCATTTTTTCAAATAGTTTATAATTTAGATCGCCCATTTTTATTTTTAGCCTTAGCTCACCCATGTTTTTATTTAATAGTGAGACACGTTTTTGATTGTTATCATAAACAATGTTATCTGAAGCTTCTAGTCTCAGGCATGAGTCATAAAAATTATCAAAGCATCTGCTAACAGTCACATCTTTTCTCTGCGCAGCATGGCAGATATAGTCAAAACGTGCAGTTCCAGCACCTAGAACATTGTTGTTGATTGATTGAACACTCCCACACATCTTCGAAAAGGTCCCAAGATCATTTATCATGCCTGTGTGAATCTTATTTGATTTATATGCTAACAACTTAGGTAGTTTCCCTGCTTCATTTGATATAAATTGAGTTTCTACTTTATCTGTGATGATCGCATTAAATGCATTTATGGGTTGACAAAATGTTTCATGAGGTAATGAGATACATATTTTAATAACAGGAGTTTCATCTTGAGCCTTTCTCAATACTGTCATTTCTGGCTTAATGATGTCTTTACAATGCCCGTAGAGGCACCCTTCATTGATTGCTAAGCATCCAAATTCCTCGCACCCCCATTGACTTGTGTGTTCTTTTGAGAATGACAGCCAGCCAGTTTTCATTAGCGATTCTGGACACTTCCCGGTACATTTTTCATTGTGCTGGACATTTATCCCAATTGTAGGCCCAGTTTGATATATTTCGTCATAGACAGCTTCATAATGAGCAGTTTTGACAAACACTATAATATCAAAAAGGGAGTCCCCATTCTTTGTTGTTAGATGCAAACCCACAGACAATCCAGTTTTTACCATTAAATTGGTTTCTATATATGAGCTCTGAATACCACTATCAGTTTCCACTCCTTGAATAGAGAGTGCTTTAAAAATAGGGTTGATTTTTGGTAAGTTTTTTGTCAGGATGTAATGATGCTCAACCAAATCTGTTTTAATTGTCTCTTGCAGACTGTGTTTCAATTGTTCCAAGTTTGAATAGTTTATTTCTTTAAGTTTCCTGGTCAACATTTCATTATTATGGGAAACACAACCTTGAAGGTTGCTAGGATGATGCGGAAATCTGTTAGGTTTGCATGCCTTCTCAAAGCAATATACACCAACATCATCTTTTGGGCTTTGATGTAATTCCCCAGTATATTCATAAAAGTATCCATTCGAACATTCTGCAACACTTCTGTTTGCAGTTCCTGTGACTGTACATTGCTGCATTGAAATAACTCGGCATTTATTGATTGGCATAGAATTAGGCATTTCAGACACATTCAGTGTAATCTGATCACATTTCATTGTCAACAGCGAGTCCTTATTTGCAACATCTACTGGTGTGAAGTCCTTTTCACAGTAAGGATCTGCTACACAGAGAGTGGTTCCAGTATTATAATGTATGGCTATCAAATCGTCACCAGTGTGATAAAATTTGTTTTCCTCTCCACATGAAAAATAGAACGTAAATCTAAGGCTGACAGGGAAGAAGCATTTATATGCTTTACTCGAAGGACATGTCTTTATTGCAGTGGCTGCAACAATGTTTTTGAAAATACTATCTTGAGACCACTTTGGATCAAATGGATTGATACTTTTGGAGGATGGGACAGGAGCAGGCACATTTGCAATAGAAGATTCTGAGATTGCAGTCATTAAGATTTTCAATAGTGCTTTCGTTGCCCTGGCATTTGTCAATTTTGGCTCCAGCATCTTCAAAATTGCTTGTATTCTAGTGTAGTTGGATGTTTTTGATGCAAGTAATAGCTCTTTAGCGAACACTCCTGGAAACATTTTAGCTATTGTTTGGATCATTCTAGAAACATCAGATTTAAAAATCTCATGATGGGTTTTGTAGTAATCTTTGACATCATCTGCATTTGATGGGTCACAGCCAGTTATGCCAGTTAAGCATGCGCATGCTGAGACAGCTTTTTTTGCAGTGCACACTTCTAATTTCCTTTCTGTATATTGCATTTTTATGTTTGAATTAATATTTCCATTTTCTAATGATGCACCCACAAGTTCAGAACAGTACATCGTTACAGCCAAGGCTTCAAAGATATATGATTGGATTGGTACTGAACTCTCTTGAGACTTCCGGAGGATAGAGTCCAAGCTACCTCTTATCCCGGAAATTAAATCTGTGTCTTGCTTTGGGAGCTTGATGCGGGCCATCATTCCTTCAATGCCGGATGATGCAGTACATGTAGTGGCCTTGATCCATGCTGAACAGCTAACTGGTTCTTGTGTCTTATAAAGTGATGTTTTTAGGCAATTATCTTCAGATGCAGCCACTATGGTCATAGAAGCTAGCACCATCAGGCATGCTAATGTTATATACATACTGACACTGTTCATTTTTTTGTTAGTGTAATATCTCCCTGGTGCATAGCATCCGACAGTTAGTTTGTGCATCATCGGTATTGTATATCCATCATTTAAATCCTCCTGATTATAAGTACACCCGCACATACAGCTGTTACACATATTTGTGAATTCACCAGAGAAATATTTTTTCAATCCTCTTTTTGGGTGTGTCATCTCGCATTCTGGACAGTAATATAAGACATTATATATTAACTTGTCTTCAATTCTTTTAGAAAGGATTAAATAACTCAAAAGCAGTAAAATTAAAAATCCACAAATAGTAAGTTGAATGACCACAATACTTTTAACATAATCTATACCACTGAATATAACTTCTAATTCCCGTGATAATTCAGGTAATTCTATTACTTCATTATTGTAAGTTAATTTTACTGCTTCAAGTGGTTGGATAAATGAAAGCAACAGGGTAGCTAAAATTACTGCCAAGCAGAAAGCAGATCCTCTGCTTTTGCAAAGTATCCTTGCAGCTCTGAGTGATTTGTATCCTTTACATAATCCTGTTTGTCTATGCATTCTCATTCTGTCTGAGTTCTCAAACATTGCTCCACACACACAGTTGCGTCCACATTTGCTGAACGGGTGGTATGCCAGCCCACAGTAACTGCATTTTTTGCAAGATTTATTGTATACCCAACCATAGAGATATGCAATCGGTATAAACAGTGGCAATAATATGTAGCAGATGTATGACATAGTTAGAATATATAATAGTGCAAAGATTATCAAAATTAAACAGGTCATTATAATAATTTCCTTATTTTGGCAGACAGACTGAATCATGAATGCTGGCATGTAGCTCTTATTTAGCAGACGGATGCATGCCATATGATATTTAAAACAAGCATGGAAACTGAGACTTTTTGAGCCGCAGGTAACTTGTATATGCTCACATGTGTGCTCTAGCGAATATGTTGTACTTCCTTGGAACCATCTTGTTGCTGTTGTAGTACCCATAACTTCGAAATTATTAAGTTTGTCTGAGTGGAGAATTATTGTTGCCTCATCTCTATCTAATGATATAGTGCAGTCTACTCTACATGCATATGTCTTTGGGATCAACATCAGGTCGCTATTTGGTTTAAATATCATAATGGGACCATTTGGCATTTCAATGGGATTGCAGTCTTGGTAATTTGGGATCAACATTTTCCTCATAATTATGTTTGTGAATCTAGTTTCATTTCTCTTTTGCAGTGATGATGTTTTGATCATACTAACATCATCTTTGACACAGATTTCAGCAATTCCATGGTCCATTGATCTTTCTTCTACCAGGACTCCTCCTTCAAAGCATCTATTTGACAGCGGTATAGACCATGCCTGAAGTGTGGTCCATAAAAACAAGAGGAGCTTTGCAAGCATCTTGAACATCATATCCAAATAAATAGTGAACTCTACTATAGTATAAATACACAGCGGTTCACTAC